CTATATTTCATCCTGCGGGTCGATGGAATAGACCGGTCCATAATCCACAGTGACCCAAAATTTTTCTTCTCCTTTTCTGTTTTTACCTTTTGACATAAACACGCTTACGAAATAATCATTGTCTTGATATTTGAAGAAATAGTACGGAAGCCCATCTTCATCGCGGCCGCTGCTCGTCTGCCTGTACTTTTTTGAATACAGTTTGTTCAGTCTCTCCGTCTTAAAAACAGTCTTGTTGAAGCCTTCCTGGTTATCATCATAGCTTACGCTGAAGCTGACATAATACAGGTACGTGTTAGCCGCATCACTTTGAAAATCAAATTCGGCTGAATAGAAATATTCCCCGCCAAAGGTTACATCGTAATACACAAGCTTGTTTGGCTCTGACTGATAGGATGCCTCGCCGCCGTTAAACTTCTTGTCCAAAGACCTCTTGCATTCTTGGTACGACTGTCCGAACCGCACTCCTGCCACCTCTTGGCACATTGCCGCTGCAAACGGCAAGAGCGTGCAAAACAACAAAAACAAACGTTTCATTTTGGTTACGTCATTTACAGATTGAAATTGTTCATGTTAAACGACACGTCCGTACGAAACCTGCCGTCGTACATATAAGCCTTGCCCGTCCTGTTGTCGTACACTATCTTTATCGACAGGCAGGATTGCTTGTTTTGCGGCTGCGGGATGCAGTGGTCGAAAAGCAAACGGTTTATGTCGTTATTCGTGAACATGAAGAACACCGTCCTTTGCTGCCCGCCAATCAGGCATCTTGCGACAAGGATGTACCGCATCTGCGTTCCTATGAAGTTGTTGTACCTCTCCCATTTCACCTGAAAATAGAACTTGTTCGCCTCCGTAACGTTTTTTGTCTTTACCTGAATGTAGTAGAAAACGTTGCCCTTGGACGCAACAATGTCAATCCCCTCATCGACCATCATGTTGTTCACATTATAGCCATTGAAAAGCAGTTCACCCATCACAAGACACTCGCCGCCTTTGCCTGTGTAGTTGGAATCAGGGATGCCGGTCGGCAATGGGCCGCCTCCTTTGTTTCTGGCTCTTTTGTATGCGCGTTTGTCGTATTTCAAATAAGGGGTGGCGCTTTTCCTGTCCTCCGCCAGCACGAAGTCAACCCTTTTGCCAACAGCCTCCGCCGTTACCGGGTTTTCGCCGTCCGTGCCGAAAAGCCCGACACCCATTTCCTGAACGTAAAAGTCCACAAGCTCCTTGCGCGTCTTGCTCGCTTTGGTATTGGCAAACACCCTGTCAACCATGTCCTGAACGGTTATGTCCTCCAATTTCTTCGTTTCCATATCATAATTGTTTTGATTAGTTCCCTATCCTCAAAAGCCCCACCACGCGGTAGAGGCGTATAACCTGCGACTTCGGCATCACGGTGTCAGTGTAGCCGCTCCCGGCATCGTACACGCGGCATTCAAGCGCGTCCCCCGCATCGTACACGCGGCGGAACACAAAGCCGAACGGGTGCGTGTCAACCACTATGGGCATGCCGTTGGGGAACACCGCCCCCTTGGGTATGTTCGCCAAGGCGAGCATGTCGCCCCTCATGAACAGCGGCGACATCGCGTCGTCCCTCACGCAGTAGTACATGTCGAAGCGCGAGAACTTGTCGAAGCTGTTCAGCCGCTCCGCGTCCCCAATCCTGCCGCTGCTCACAAGCTCGTACACATCCGTGTCCGGCAGCTCCGCCACGCTGCGGGGTACAATCACCTTCATGCCGTCATTGTCCGCCCTCTCCGAGCCTTTCGCGTTAACCGTGCTGTTCACGGCGGATATGCCCCCGCCGCCCGCAACCGACACTATTCCCCCGGACATGCCCACAGCGTCCACCGAGGGGCGGCAGGGGGCTTGCCCCGCAGCCTCGCCGGCTATGGCACGCCATTTTTCCAGCTCGGTGCGGGCTTTCTCCACTGCCGCCTTGTGTCCCTTGGCGGCGGCTATCTTCTCCGCAACGGTAACGCCGTGGGCGGGGGCGGACTTCTCCGCCTTTTTCAAGGCGGTCTCCATGTCCTTCACCATGCTGTCCGCAACGCCCTGTGCCATGTCCGCATCGCCGCCGCACTGCTCCACAAGAGCGTCCCATGCGGTGTATGAGTCAGCCGCCGTGTAAACAGGCTCGCCGTTTGCGTCCTTGGGGATGCGCGAAAGCGCGGAGGCGTTTTCCACGCCCTCCCCTTGCATATCCGGATTTTGTTCCGTATCTTTGCCCACGGAAGAATGTTCAGGCGAATTGACACCGAGCAAGGCAGACTGACTGTCAGTAGAAGTAAGTCTGTTCGAATCGCCAAGGGGTACTGACACCCCGTCCTGCGCTGTCGGATGCAGGCTGAACGCGGCATCTATCCAGACTATTCTCCCATTGCGGAGTAGTCTGGATATTCTGTTTTCTGATTTCTCCTGATTGGAAACGACAACTTCCCCGCCGTCCTTGCTTACTGTTACGGACGTGAAGTGGTAGTAGCGGCTTCCGTCTGCTTTCGTGAATGTCTTGACGAACACATACGATGAGGGCCTCTCCTCTGCATCGTTTTCCTTTGCCTTGCTTGCATCCTCCACAATTACGTCAGGGGACTCAAGCGTTGGCTTGACCATTCCGAGCTTGCCGTCCCTGCCGCGTTGCGCGAGCTTGAAGTACTGGTTTTCGCCCATCCTCACTTCCCCTATCGGGGTGGCGACAACACCGTCCTCGCCGAATTGGGAAAGCCAGTTTTCCGGGTTCAGCTCCATTTCGGGTGCGGGTTGCGCACCCGATTTCATTTCGGATATGACGGTTTCAGTCTCGCTTTCTGACAAACTCCTTCCAACGGCTTCATAGTTTCCGCCGTCCCCTTGCATATCCGAATTTTGTTCCGTATCTTTGCCCACGGAACGTTCAGTGCCGCTGTTGTGCGGCATATCCGGGAAAGCGTTGCTCTCTTGCGTAGGAAGGAGGTCCGGCACACCATCGCGGTGTTCAGCTAAGTGCCATTCAGAGCTGTTGGAGAGCAACGCTTCACGTATGTAAAGAACCCTGCCTTCCTGCATCTTTCTCTGAACGGCCTCACGGTTCATGTAATGGCTGCTTATGGAAACTTCCATTCCGTCTTTCTTGACAGTAATGGATGCGTAGAACTTTATTTTCTCTCCATTGCGGTTAAAGGTCTTGACGAAAAGATAGCTGCTGTCCCTCTCCGTATTGCCGTCCTTTGCCGCACTTTCCTCGGCGATTATAACATCTGGATTTTTAAGGGTGGGGGCTACCATCCCAAACTCTTTTGTACGTTTCTTCTCAAAGAATTTGGTTATCTGGTTGTCGCCCATTTTCACTCTTCCTATGGGGGTCTCTATGCTGTTGCCCTCATCAAATGTCTCCGACCACGTTTGCGCTGTCAGCTCCTTTTCCGTTGAGACTTCCGCGTCCGCCTCCATTCTGGCAAGCAGTGTCTTTACATCCTGTTCTGCCAACTTCCTGTCCGCAGTGTCCTCCGTTTGCCTGTTTGCGCTTTCTTCCGTATCTTTGCCAACGGAAGATACATTGCTCTGACCTTTAGCGCGGCTCGTTCCCTCGTCGCCTTGTGGAGGTCCGATAGTGGTAATGGTTGGAGTTGCGACATCTTCAGGAGCGGTGTATGCGCCCCGTTCCCAAAGCAATGGTCTTTCTTGTATATCTAACCGTCCGTTATTATGCGGTTGCTCATCTGGCATGGACTGCTGAACGTTCTCGCCCTTTTCCCCAACATTTCCGGGTGTTCCCTGTACGCTTTCAGCCGTATTTGGTACGCTTTCCCCATTTTCCCGCACATCCGCCTCCGCCGTATCTTCGGGGGTGCGCCGCCAAGCCACGTTGCCGTAAGCGTCCCTCACCTCCTGCACAGCCGCCTCGAACCGCTCCGTGGGTATAAGCGCGACCCTGTCCCCGATTGCAGCCTCCACGCCGTCATCGTCCGTGCGCTGCACAACGCCGCTCACCTGAGTGCCGTCCGCGCCTGTCATCACGAAAGTGTCGTTCACGCCGTACTTCGGGGTGTTGTCGAACTTGTCGGCGGCATCCTGCGCAATCCGCTGGCGCAACGCCTCCGCAGCCTCCTCCTTCTCCGCTTCCGGGTCAATGGCATCCCCCACCTCCCTTATCGCGTCGGGGGACACCATTTCCATGACACCGTCCTCACCGCACACCACGATGCTGCCCCGCGTGTCCTTGGGGTCTATGACCACACCGCCGTCCCCGGTGAACTCTCCACATTGCCGCCAAGTATATATACGGAGCGTTCCGTGCCGTCAGCCTTGGGCTGCTTCATGACGGCGGGATGCACCATGCCGTCCTTGCCGGTGCGCCTGTCAACGGCGGCATCGCTTTCCGCAACGCCGTTGTCTATGTCATCGCGCACCCTCTCCAGCGAGCCGTCAAAGGCTGCCTTGGCGTTCAGGTAGTCAATGTACGGCTGCACTTCTTCGTCCGTGTAATAGGGCGTGCCGTCCTCATTCCGTGCGCCGAGCATCATTTCTATATGCTCACGCACGTCAGTCCCGTCGGGGTTCACGCCGTCAGCCTCAATCCTCCTGCGTGCCTCCTCATAGCGGGTCTTTATATTGTGCATTTCATTGGCATCCGTCGTCTCGTAGCCCTCCGAAAACGCCATGTCGCCGGCATCCGCGCCGCCGTCCCCCTGCACAGCCCCAACAGTGGTGGCTATGTTGTAGCCCCTGTATTCCAGAAGCCGCCTTGCATAGTTCAGTATCTCCCTGCGTTCCGGGTCGGTCTTCACCGTGCCAAGTGCCTTGGCGATGACCGTGCCCATGTCGGCGTTGTCGGCGTTGTCAAGCCCATCCTTTATGGGCTTCCACACCTCTTCCGTCATCCTGTACCGGGCTAAAACGTCCGCCCTGTCCATAAGGTGCTTGGCGCGGTACTGACCCGCCATGCGCCCGCCGTACTGTACCGTGCTTATGCCGCCGAACACCGCACCGGTGGTCGCCATGCTTATGGCAAGCCCCGCCCACAGCTTCCAGCGCTGCTCGTTGTTGGCGACATCCTCCCAGCTGCCCTGCCCGGTCTGGAACGCGGCGTTCTCTATGTTGTTCAGCTCCTCCTCAAGACCCTCGAAGGGAAGCCCCTGTATGTGCGCGTGTTTGAACATCCTCGCACTGCCCTCGGTCATGAAGTCGGCGACATTGTACGCGGCACTGCCCGCCTTTGTCTTCCGCAGACGCTCCAGCCACGCCTCCGCGCCGCTCTTTATGCCGTTGTAGTAGCGCACAAGGCGGTTTCCGTCCTTGGAGGGGGCGAACAGCCTGTCTATCGACATCCCGAGCCTTGTCTTGGCAAACGACTTCTTCCCGGCTTTCCACAGGCTTTCCATGTGTTCGCCCGCCATTTCCGAGCTGTACTCGAACGAGTTGGAAAGCAGTGCGGTTACAAGGGCGTGCGCGGTCTCGTCCCCGCCGGTGTAGTAATACCTGCCGTTCTCGTCCTGCTCCAATTTCCCCGCGTAGTTCTCCGCAGCCTGTCCCAGTGTCGCCGGCAGACCGACCGTGGACGCGCCTGTCAGACCTATCGCCATATCCTCCGCAACAGCCCCGAGCGCACGCTTGGTGTACCTACCCAAGGCGGCGGCGACGCCTTTCCTTGCCGTCTGTCCCGCAGCAGCCTTCACCGTACCGCGCATGGCGGCGCGTGAAAGGGTCTGTATGCCGCCTATGACCTTGCCGCCGAACATGAACGGAAGCATGTATATCGCGCTGTTGCCGGTGAGCTGCCCGAACTCCCTTGCAAGCCCGCCGCTTCCGGCGGCAACAACCTGCTCCAACTCGTTCTTGTCCAGCGACTCCAGGAACATCTGCCGCGCCTCGTCAACACCCTTGTCAAAGCCCGAAGCCGAACCTGCGGCACGGTATTTCGCCAAGTCGGATGCCGTGTCATAGCCCAAGAACTTCTCCACGCCACTCTGTGCGCCCCTGTATATCTGCCACCAGTAGTCATCGTTGCCGCCGAACCTGCGGTCTTTAAGACTGCGGAGGCGCAGCTCCTCCTGCCGCCTCGCCGCCGAAAGGGCATTGTATTCCTCATCGGCGTTGGCGGCGATGTTCATGGCGACGGCATAAGCCCCGCCATTAGGTATGCCTAACTTCCTGCGGCGTGCCGCCATCTTCGCGTCCAGCTCCTTTATGCGGCTTTCGGCATCGGCTATCTCAGCGTCCTTGCCCTCCGTGGTTGAAAGGCGTTCCTTTTCCGCCTCCTCCGCGTCTATGGCCTTCTGCCTGTCTATCGCCCCCTGCCTTGCGTCCCTGTCGGCGCGTTGTGCGCCCTTGTCCGAGGTTATGCTGTACCTGCCCGTTATCTCACCGTTTTCGTCCCTCTCGGCTTCGGGTACGAATATGCGGTTTGAAGCGACGCCCTTTGCGTAGTCGTCAGCGTCCGGTACGCCGAACCGCTCGATACCATCCCCGAACACGGACGGCATCTTCCTGCCTGTCTTGGCTTGGTAATCCGCAGCATCCTTCCTGTGCCGCATATACGACTTCTGCTCCTCGGTGAGGGGTGCGCTAAGGTCTATCACCGGCTTTGCCGCCTCTTTCTCCCTTTCAAGGCGGTCTGACACTTCGGCAAGCTTTTTCCTTCCTGCCGCAGCCTTCTCCGCGTTTCCGCTTTCAATGCCGCGCACGGCATCCGAAACCTCGTTGGCATCCCTCACCTTTGCCATTGGGTCTTTCATGTCAAGAGTGCCGAAGCCCTCCGGCAGGTGCAGCGGGTCTTTCACCGTGGGAGCAGTGGGACGCGGCTTGGGTGCGTTCACTGCATGAAGCCCTAATTTCTGACTGAACTCGCCGTAATCCTTGCTCGTAATTGCCCCGTCCGCCTTAAGGGCATCAAATAACGCCTTGCGGTTCTTGTACCCTTCCTCACCGGGGGCGGTCATCTTTCCCTTGAAAAACTCGCGGCTCTTGCTTACTGCGCCGTCTTTCTTAAGCGCGTCATAAAGTTGGTCTAACTTATCGTATGACATAATTATAATTCAAGTTTTTTCGTATTGGTGTAAGAACTTTTTGGTTTCTGTCCCTTTTTCTTTTCCGTCAACGGCTTTTCCGACCTTCCTCCGTACGGTTTCTCCGATACGGTGGTTGTCGTTGTGAACCCGTCGCTTTTCATATTCTTTATCGTTGCCGTCTCTTCCTTCCATGTGCCTTCCCGCCTTGCGAACTGCTCCGCCGCTTTTGCATTCTTAAAATATACAGGCTTGCCTAATGAGGAGTAGGCAACGAATTCCCCGCCGCCCGAGCCTCCGCGTCCGCTGCCGCTCTTGGAAGACCTTATCCTGTTCGACTGCGCGTTCTGTTCGGCAATCTTCTCCATATTCCTGTTATGTTTTTTTGTTACCTCCAACTTGTCCTTTCCGAGCTGAACCATATCAGCCTTGTATTGCTTGTCGGCGGCATCCTTTGCAGTCTGCCTTTTCAGCGCGGCTGCCTGTGCGTCCCGCGCCGCCTTTTCCTTGGCGAAGTACAGCTTCCACTTCTTCCTGTCATTCGCCGCCTCGTCGTCAAGCCTCCGCGCACGCTCCATGCCGGCGGCATACTCCTTGCCCTTTGCGTCAAACTCCTTGTGCAGCCTCTCCCAGCGGTCGTGTTCCTTGTCCGAAAGGCTCTCCTTCGGCTTGTACATGTCCGGTGCGCCCTTGGTGGTGTAATAAAGGTTCACTATGCTCGAAAGGGCGTTAAGCCCGTCCCCTATGCTCGCGAAAAGCTTCTCGCGCTTTTCCTTTTTGCGCCTCTTCTCCAGCTCCTCCTGCGTGGGTTGCGGATTGAGCAGCCCATACAGTCTCTGGTACGACATCACAGGCTGCGCGTCCGCGTGTATGTTCTTAGCCTCGGCGGCAAGCCTCTCCTCCGTGTCCGCCTTTGTCTCGCCGGGCGCAGCGCCCTGCTCCGCAAGCTGCGGCGCGGGCTGCTGTTGCTGTTGCGGCGTTTGCTGTTCCTGCCCCCTGCCTTTCCCCTCGCCCGGATTGCCGAGCAGTATCAGGTCCTTCGTGCTTCCCATAATCAGAATGCTTTTGCCATTTTGCCTCCCGCGTCAGCCACGCCCTGCACGGCTTTCGCTATCTCACCCGCCTTCTTTATCTCCAAGTCGTTGAGGCTGTCGTCCAGGCTGTCCCTTGTCTTCATGTACTGCTGCTCCACCGCGTCCTTGCGCGATGCGGCGTTTGCCGCCATGCTTGCCATTGTCGAGGACAGGGCGGCGCTGTTCGCCTCACGCGCCGCTGCCGCCGAAGCCTCCGTGCCGCCCATCACGGCCTGCGTACCCGCACTCTGTTTGCTGCGGTTGCGCAGGCTCTCCTCCGTCTGCGCAAGCACCCTCTGCGCGTCCGCACGCTGCAGCGCGTCCTCGCTGTAACGCCGGTCATACCATGCCTTGTTCGCCTTCTGCCGCTCCTGCAAGTTATTCCTCACCTTTTTCATCGCCTTGGAAGCCAGAACGCCCCCGAATATCGACGAGGCGGCACCGAGACCGCCGCCTATAATCGCTCCAACACCTGCCATGTCCTATGATTTATTGTAAAAACATATATTTCACGCCCAAAGATAAGGCATTACCTTTGCGGCATACGTTTAAGTTTTTACACACCTATGGCAATCGGGAAAAAAACGGGAGGGAGACAGAAAGGCACGCCCAACAGGATAACGGCGCTCGCAAGGGAGATGATGCAGAAATGGCTCGAGATGCACGGCAGCGTCCCAAAGGGCGAGACGCTGCCGATAATAATGCAGGATTTCGCGCAGCTTGAGCCGAGGGACAGGGTGAAAGTGTCCGCCGAGTTCATAAGGATTATCATGCCCAAGACAGTGAGCATAGACGACACGGAGGGGCAGACAACTCTCGAAGAGAAGCTTGCCGCCCTGTCCGTGGAGGACGGACAATGACCCGCCCGCAGTCTTTTTGCGTGGCAAAATTTGTGTAATCCGATATTTTTGCGTAATTTTGCCACACCTTTCAATATCAGTTCCGCCGCATTATGAACGAAAATCTTATTATAGGACGAAACCTTAAGGCCTTGCGTGAGGCAAACGGCTACACGCAGGGGCAAGTCGCCTCGTATCTTGGCATAAACAGGTCTGCATATGCAAACTATGAAACAGGAGAAAGGGAGGCTCCTGTTGATGTTCTGGAGAAATCCTGCAATCTGTTCGGGTGTGAAATGGAAATGTTGTTTGACCCGGATGAAAAGGCGGTCAGAAATATGCTTGTGTGCGCTTTCCGTGCCGACAATCTCAGCACGGATGACCTAAGGGAAGTCAGCGCATTCAAAGAGATTGTACTGAACTACATGAAAATGGAAAGGCTGTTGGCAAAATGAAGAAAATCTCCACTGAAACCGCAGGGGAGCTTGCACTCAAAATGAGAACGAACCTTAGGGTCTGCGCAAGTGAGCCACTGAACATGAAAACCGCACTTCGGCAGTTGAACGTCATGGCAATATACAGGCCTTTGTCGCATGAAATTTGGGGGCTTTCCCTCAAATCGAACGACGGCAAGAGATTTATGCTTGTAAACAGCAATGCCACAAGGGGAAACCAGCATTTTACTATCGCACACGAGCTGTTTCATCTGTTTTATGACGGCAATCCCAAACCGCATTTCTGCAAAACCTGCACAGCAGGGAACTCTGCGGAGCGTTCCGCAAATATGTTCGCCTCGGCATTGCTAATGCCCAAGGAGGGATTGTCTTATAATATTCCGGGAAGAGAACTGATAGACAAAACCGTTTCCATAGACACAGCCCTGCGCCTTGAGCAACTTTATGGAGTGTCTCACTCCACGCTTGTCGTCAGACTTAAAGAACTCAAACTGATTTCCGACCGGAACGTACGCGACCTCATGGATTTGAGTATCCGGCATGAAGCGTCTCTTCGCGGATGCGACTTGTCGCTTTACTACAAAGGTAATGAGAACCTTGTAATAGGAGATTATGGAGCAAAAGCTAAAAGGCTTTTTGACGAAGACCGCATATCGGAAGGTCATTATCTTGAACTGATGAGAAAAATCGGATATGGAGAAGACAAAGATAATTCTTGATGCGGATGTCCTCATTCACTTTTCAAAAGCCGGAAAACTTTCTTTGCTGCCGACGATACTGTCAGAATATGACCATGTTATACTAAGCGCCGTTTACGATGAAACCGTTTCCATCCGAACACAGATAGACAACCAGGTTAGGTTTCTGAAGAACATGACCGTTCTTCCTTTCGCGCCCTTTGGACAGATGAAGATGGAATACGCAAGGCTCAAATCCAAATACGGCAAAGGGGAAAGCGCTTGTATGGCGTTTTGCAGATTTACCAATAATGTAATTGGCAGCAGCAACCAACGACTATATCCACTATCCTGTGCAGTTCCCTCTCCTTCGCGTTCATAATCCAAACCTTTTACACGTTACACATCCCCAATCTTCCTTTCATTCTCCTCATCCCACTCCTCATCGGTCATCGCGTCAATGCGGTTTATCTCGTCCCGAAGCCCCTGCCGCTTCTCCTTCCAGTTCGGGTACTCCGCCATGTCCGCGCCCTCGAAAGCCTTCAGCGCAATGTAGTCCGAACGCGAAAGCTCCTCCTTAAGCTCCTGTATGCGCTGCTCGCGAGGTGCCCATGTTATCGTTCTCTCCTCTATATTATCCATGATTATACGTTGTTTATCTGTTTCCAAGTGTAGTCTTCACCAACAATGTACAGCTTTCCGTCGCTTCGTTTCATCCTGCCGATGTAACAGGGTAACGGCGTGTAATATTTACTCACCTCAACGTTGTGCAGGTCGCACTGGGTTGAGGGAAAGGTTTCCTCGGGGAAATTGTTAGCCCCAGAATTCGTGAAGCTAAGGGTTTTCATGATAGTGTCCGAACTCTTCTCGTATATGTAATTCTCTTTTGTCGCGAAATTGTCTATGCAGAAGCAGTCCGTAACTCTTGCACTCTCGCCCTCCACAAAGTTCATGTCGAAGTTGTCAGAGCAAACCCCGCCGACAATGCCCTCTTTTTCGGATGTCGAGTAAACGGTGTAAACCCCTGTCGAAAGCGTCTCGTCAGTAACCTCATCACCCTGCTCGTTGTAAACGTGCAGCGAGTCATTGCCATATCCTGCACCTATTACACGGCTTTTCTTAAATTTGAAAGTGCCGCTGTTTATCCTTATTTTCTTCCAAGTCGTCCATATTGTATTTTCATCATAATAATTAAAGGTCTCGAAACGTATGGTTTTCGCCGCCGCGCTGGTTATGTGGTAAAGCCCGTCATCCTCGTTCTGTTTCCACGATTCATTCGAGTATATGCACCCCACGCTCGGGTTTGTGTTGTAAGCGTCCGCCCAATGCTCCTTGTGCAGCGTCTGTGGGGTGGTGAACATATCCGCCTGTTTCACTCCCGAAAGGTCGCCGTCATATATGCTCACCTCCACAAGGTTGCCATGCTCTCCTCTCAATTCCAAATATCTGCTGTCGGAAATGAACTTGTCGTATTTCAGGGACGCGTGATGTCGGCTTCCCAGCAGGTTGCCGTTCTCATCGTAGATGTAGGCCCAGCCCTCAGCGCGGTTAAGCACGAACATCAGGCATCCGTAATATCCCTTGTCAAGGTTCACGCAAGCGTCCAGCCCACCTGCGGGGCTTGACGTTGATGACGACTGGAAGTGGTAGCCGTACTGGTTGTAGCACCGCGTGAAGTTTATGCCGTCAAAGTAAGTAACGCCGTCAATGACCTGTATTGTCGTGTACTTCGACATTGGCGGAACTCTCACGCCGCAGTATCTCGGCTGCGAGGTCAGCGGAATGAACTTGAAAATCACCGTAATGACGCGGTTTCGGTTTATCCTCTCCGCCTGTTCCGCCGTAAGCCGCACGGTCATGTTGTAGCTCATGTTGAGGAAAGCCTTCGGCGCGGATTTCAGTTCCGTTTTCAGCAGCTCCAAATGCCCGACCTCTCCGTCATCCCCCTTGGGTATCGTGAAGTCCAGCACCACGTCCTCGCTTGTCCCACTGTTCGTAACGGTGGCGGAAGTCCCCGCGTCCCCAGTCGTTACAGTGCCCACGCTGACGGTCGCCGCCTTTCCGCGCTCCGCCACGGTATGCCCTATGCAGTCCCCCACGAGGTTGCCTGTGGCGGTCGTGCTGCGGAAAAGCAGGAAGTGCGCCCTGCCGCCGTCCGTGGAAGTCCCCGAAACGGTGAAAAGGTCGCCTATGCGGCAGCCGTTGCGCGTCCCCGAAGTCCCGCTCCACTCCTCGTTCCTGCCCTCCGTGCCGTAAAGCTCCCACTGCGCCTCCGTCAGAGCGTCCCTCGAAACAGTCGCCACCATTCCGTAGCCCCGCTCGCCCCGCACGCCTGTCGCGCCGCACTCCGTCCAAGAACTGGTGTTGTTAGCCGTTGCTGCGTATAGCTTCCCCTCGCCCGTGCAGATGTATATGTCGCCGTTCGAGGGCGAAATCTCGTTCACGATTGAATTTGCCGCCACAATCGTTATCACGCGCCTGTTCACGCCGCCAATGGCAAGGTCGCAAAGGTAATAACCGCCCGCCGCCGTGCTCAGCGGTATGTCAGCCGCCTTTGCATAGTGCGCCACCGCCGTCCCCGTAACCTTTATCTGCACATAGCCCTCCTTGTCCGCCTTGTTCGCAAGGCTCGCCGCAACCTGCGCGTTTATCTCCTCCTGTGTCTTGTTCCGCGTGCTGTCAACAACCTGCGCCGCGTCCGCCAGCTTGCCCTCGGCGGTCGCAACCTCAAGCTCGCCGCTAACCTTTATCTTCGCCATACAATCTCCTTAATTAAAGAAAGCGGGACAGGGCAACGGACCCCGCCCCGCGTCCAACCTGAAAATAACAATGAAACCAATCAAGACTTTTCCGTCCTCAGCTCACCACCAGCGTCAGCGTCCCCGCCTTGTAGGTGTTCGCGCTCTTGTATATCTTGTAGCCGCTCTTGCTTGTCGTGTCAGCCGCGTTCAGCGGGAAGTCAAAGCCCGAAAGCGTCACCTTGTTTATCGTCATGCTGCTCGGAACGACAAAGAACACATACTGTCCGTCAGACGCGACGGTAACGCTGAACGTCCCGCCTGCCGAAGTCCTCGCGCTCTGCTTGCAGTCATCCGTAACGACATCCGCGTATGCAGCCCCCGCGCCCACGTACATCGGGTTCACCACATATATGCTCACACTCGCGCTCTTCTCCACGTCCCCTATCACCGCCTTTGCCGTGTAGGTGAGGGTGGTCGGTGCTGTTGTCGCGCCCGCCGCCTTGATCTCGTGGTATATGCACTGCTTCGCGCTTGTTACGCTGTTCTTCTCCGTTCCGCCCTGTGAAATCGTTATCGTGTCCGCCGTTATGGAGCAGTCCGCCTGTATGTATGCGTCTATCGCCGCCCCCACGAAGTACACCGCGCTGCCGCTTGCGCGCTTCACCGTGAACGTGGCCTTTTCAGCCTGTATCGCCGAAATCTGCGACTGCAAATCGTTCACCATTGCCGTTATTATGCCGTTTGCCACAGGGTTTGCGGAGCTTGCGGAAAGTTCGGTGTCAACGGTAACGCCAGCTTCATAGTCGTCAATGTAAACGCTTCCGTTGCTCCTCACCCAAACGTACTTCACGTTCATTTTGGCTTTCTTTGCGCTGCTGTCAGCGACAGTAAGGTCTGCCAGCCAGCCTGTGCCGCTCGTACTCCACTTCACAAGGGTGTACTGCACGTTGTCTATGCTTACGGTGTCCCCCGCCTTGGCGTTCATATAGTCAAAGCCGCTCCACGTGCCGTCCGTGTTCTTCGTTGCCGTCCACGTGTTCCCTGTCTGCATCCGTCCCATGTTGACCCACGCCGCAGTCTGCGCGTCCTTCCACACAGTGCCGTCCTTTGTCAGGTACATCACGCCCTTCTGTGTCGAAAGGTGTTCGCTCTGCGCTATCACGCTCCCGCTTGAGACGGTTACAATGTAGCTGCCAGCCGTGCCAGCCGCGTTCGCGTCAACCAAGTAAGTGCCGTCAGCCGCATCGGAGGGTATCGCGTCCTCCGTTGCGTAATGCCCCGCCACTATGCCCGCAACGAACTCCAAACTGTTCATCGCGTCCCTGACCGCCTTGTTGCTCGGCACTTTCTCCGTGTCCGTGGCTGTCAGCGCCTGCGTTATGTCCGCCTTCTTGAAATACGGCGCGAGGTCAACCGTTGACCGGTACTCGCCCAACTGCTCCCAAGCGTCCCCCTTCCAAATGTACTCCTTATAGACGTTCTTCGTTGCGGTCTCGTCAGACGGCACAAGGAATATCTTGCTCGCGTCCGCATCATCGGGGGTGTCGGGCAGAGCCTCCACAACCTTGTACAGCGTGGTGTCAATGGTGCAGCTTATCGTGCCGCCCTCTATCTTTATGTTAGTCCCCGCCGTCAGCTTGTCCTGCTTCTTCTCCAGCTCCGCGTTCACATAGGGCGCGTCATACACGTCCCCCGCCGTGGCGCTTTTCGCGCCCTTGACTTTGGCCGCGTCCAGCTTCTTGTCTATCTTGCCCTCAAGCTCGGTCTTTGCCGTGCCGAGGTCTGTCGAAGCCGAGCCTTTCGCCTCCTCAATGAGCGCGTCCGTCTTTTTCGAGGTATATACGCTGTCGTCAGTCGAGGACAGCGGCGCGTCAGACTTTATGAGCTGCGACTTGTCGAACTTGCCGTCCTGCAAGTTCTTTATCGCCGTGTCCGCCGCGCTCTTGTTGTCCGTTATCTGCGTCTGCAAGTCCGTCTTGTCGGTCTCGTAGTCCGTTTTCTTCACATAGCCCTTCAGCTCCTCGCCGCTCTGCGCCGTGCGGGAGTAAAGCTCGTCGTTTATGTCCTTCTGCGAGAGGTTGTCCCTGCTCGCGTCCTTGACCTGCGCCGCGTCAACCAATTTCTCGTCAACCGCAACGCTCTCCAATTGTCCGCCTACCTTTATTGTTGCCATAGCCTTTTAAGTTTTATCCGTTTTTTATAACAGTTTTATCTCCATAGTCCCAGCCTTGTACGCCGCATCCGAGCGGTACACCCTGTAGTCCTTGACGTATTCGTCAGTAAGGCTGAACGGCAATTCAAAGCCGCCCATTTCCGCCCCCGAAAATGTCATGTCATCGGGTATCGCGAGCCACAAATAATCGCCCGCCCTGTCAACCCTCACGCTGCACGCGCCTTCCGGCTCTGTCCGCGCCGTGAGCCTGTTGGCGGGTGTCATCGCGGCTTGTGCGCTCTGTCCCGCGCCAAGGTATACCGGCAATACCACATTGACCTCAAGCCGCCCCTCCTTCATCGTGCCGCCTATCACGGCTCGCGCCGCATAGACTATCTTCCCGCGTTCCGAAAGGGCGGGGGTGTCGCTCACCGAAAGTATCCTCACGTTCTCCGCGCCCCCTATCTCCGCGCCGTTCCGCAGCAGTTTCAGAGTGTCAGCCTCCTCCGTGCTCACCGCCTGTATCGTGTAATTGACGGAACTCCCGACAAGCACGGGGTTCTCGCCCACAATCATAAGACAGTGAGCCTCCATAAGCTCCGCCCTCATTTTGTCTATATGCTCCTGCAAGGCGGCATCCCTCACCGCGAGCGCATCAGTCGTGGCTTTCTGGCTCATCACGGCGGCGGTCTCCTGCCCCTCCTCCTGACGGATGTCAACCTGCCACGGCATCACAAGCTCCGCGTCGAACTCCGTGCTGAAGTCATCCCCGCCGCACGCCACAAGCTCAACGCCCAAGGCGATGCACCCGCCCGCAACGGTCTGCTCGCCGTCAGGGTAGAGCGCGTTCGGCAGGTGCAGGAACATCTTCATCCTAAGCACCCCCGGCAGAAGGTTGTGGCTGTCGAACACCACCGTAAGCGTGCCGTCATCGTTCATTTTGCAGTTCACGTACTTGCCGCCCCTGCGAGAGCAACTGTACTTACGCCCCCCGCAGGTGAACACAATCTCGAAATCACCCGAGGGGAACTCGTCAAGCTCATTGCCCTCCGTGTCAACCGCCTTCAGCCGCAGCGTGAAGTCGCTCTCAAAGTTCACTCTTTTTACTTCCAGACTTTCCATTGTCATTTTACTGCACATTGAAAGTTTCCGCCTTGGCGTTTATCACGACCCAAAGGCACATTTCCGTTACCTCTTCCCATTTTGAGCCTTCATTGCCGTATGACGGCGTGTCGCTTTCCGATGTCGCGGACATAAGTATTGTGCCGTTGCGCCTGTCGTCTGCAATCTTCCCGTCAGCGCTGCGGTCCATGAAAACGGTGTATTTGTCCCCGCCGCTGTTCCACTCCTTGATACGGTATTGGTTAACGGAATACGGTATCCCAAGCAGCTCCACATACCCGCCGCGAAGTTGCAGCGTATGCGGCATCTGTCCTGCATCAGTCATAACGCCTCCGCCGAACCATTGCAAGCCCTCAAAGGCTGCCTTCACCTTGCGGGTGTCGCCCGCCGTGCCAAGGTCATCCGCCCCGAAGAATATCTCTTTTCCGTCCCCATACAGCCAGTTCACATGAGTGCGTCCGGTCTGCACCGTAAGGGTGGCAAGCCGCGATGCAACCCCGGCACTGTTGAAGTCGGGCTGCGCTATTATCAGAAGCCGCCGCCCTATGAACTCCGCATCATTGGGCAGGTATATGCTGCAATCCCTGCTGAACACAAGGTTGCTCCTGTCCTCCACGATGTATTCGCTCGTTCCCGCTCCGGGGTTGGCTTGCACCCCGGTAGTTATGTTGCCCCATTTGTCTATGCCGAAATCCTTGTTCGCGCTCACCGCGCCCTCAAGGACTATGTTGTCCGCCTTTATCTTCGCGTTGGAAATGTAACCGTCCTTGTCTTTCTTTACGGAAAGTTTCACGGATGCCTCCACTTCGCCCACGGAGTTATTCAAATCTGCCATTTCGCCCGAAAGTTTGAGCGAACTTTGGTGCAATTCACTTATGCTGTTGCCTTGCGACTGTGCGACAATCTCCACAGTCCCGAGGCGTGTGTTCACCTCAAAAAATGCGTCATTGCCCACACTTATGGGGACGGTGCGCCTGTCAGCGACAGTGCTTCCGTCCTTTACAAGCTCAACAATAATGCAGTCGCTCTTGTCGTCCTTGTATGCGTATTCCACGCTCACGGTTTCAGCAGACTTTACGTCATGCCAGCCGTCAGAGGCTTTCTCCGTTTTCCAACGCCAATAAAGTGCGTCCGTCAGCTCCTCTGCGGTGAATGTGTCGCCCTTCACAAGGTATGGCGTATAGCTTAGCTTGCCCGTTACCTTTCCGTCCGCGCCGGCTTTTACGGTTTCGGCGTTCACCACAAGTATATGCCGTTCCGCATCCTTGCCGGCATCACCTTTACTTCCGTCCTGTCCGGGGTCGCCCTTTTCACCGGCATCACCCTTATCGCCTTTTGCGCCGGTATCTCCCTTGTCGCCTTTGTCGCCTTTTTCTCCCTTTATAATGCCGCAGTCAGCCCATTTTTCCGCACCTTCAGGTGCTGTCCACAGATGACCGTCGGACGTGGTGTAGCTGTCGCCGTCATTCACGTCAATGTCATTCACAAAGCCTCCGTTCGCGACAATGGTTATGCCTCTTATATGGGTAGCATTGCTGCCTGTGTCGGTAAGATAATGTCCGTCCGCAGCCGTTGACAGGTCTATGTCCGAGGCGTTGGCGTAATGTGCCACTGCATTTCCCTTTATGCTTATGCTTGCGCCCGGGTCTCCCTTTGCACCGCTGCTCACCTGCATCGTCCAGTCCGCCGATTCCCCCGGCTTCGCTTTGGTCGTCCCCGCCGCCTTGTTGGTCATGAGGTAAAGCGAGCCGTTACAACTCACCCTGTCATAGTACCTGTATGTGTTTCCCTCAACCCACTCGCCCATTTCGCGGGGTATGGGGGTGGTTGCGCCGTCCGTCCCGCCGCCAATGCTGAAATTGCCGGTGAAATGGGTGTCGGGCTTGTGGTCAGCGTCAAATCCTATCCAGTTCACCCTGTGGCTCGCGAGGTCAAAATCATTAATGCCGGCGTACTGTGCGTAGTATGGGGCAGTCAGCCCATTGTCCAGCCCTTTGAACGAGCAAATAACTTGCGCGTTCTGTCTCGATGCATCATCCTTGTTGCCCAACACGAACAGCCTGTCGCCCACTTTCGGCTCGCCGCTCCCTTCAGCGCAGTTAGCCTTGCTTACCGTGAAACTGATATACCTCTGTCCGTTCTTGAGCACGTAGGTAAATCCCGCCGCCGTGCAACGCCGCCACCACCAGCGGTTAGCCGCACCTGTATAGAAGCCCGCTCCTGTGTTATAGGTGAATGAAACGAGGTTGTCCCCCTCCTTGAACATCTGCTGCAGGGAAACGCCGTCCGCGCCTTTCGCAAGCTGGTAACACTTCCAGCCTGTTACCTTTGCCGCATCTTCGGTGTCATATACCGGCTCCACAAGGTCTATTTTCCCCGCACCTGCCGAATATATGCTTAATCCCCCCGCCGCGCTCGCTTTCTGGATTTCAAGCTCGAAATATGTAACCTTGCCCGTTACCGTGAGGTCCTTGACTTTCGCCGCTTCGCTGACTTCAAGGCTCTTTGTCGTTATTTTTCCGCCGTTGCTTATGCTGCCTGTGTTTACGATGCTCTCGCTGCTTATTTTCTTAAGTGAAAGTTCGTCCTTTATCGCCGTCCCCTGCATCATGAGGTCCAGCCACTCCTTTTCCGTACCCTTATAGCCCGCGTTCACCGCCATTTGGTACGCCGTTATTATCGCGTACGGCATCATCAGGTCGATTGCGAAAACGGCAGCGTCGTCCCCCTCGCAGGTCACAAGTTCCAGTCCTATTGAACGCGCCGGCGTAACCACAAGCTGGCTTCCGTCAGAATACAGGGTGTCGGGCAAATGCATACGGCACGCCATTGACAGCACCCCCGGCAGGAGGTTGTGGCTGTCAAACACCACCGTAAGCGTGCCGTCATCATTCAGTTTGCAGTTATTGTACTTCTCCCCTTTGCGCGAGCATGAGTACTTCCGCCCGCCACAGGTGAAAACTATCTCAAAGTCCCCCGAAGGAAAAGCTGACAAAGTTTTTCCTCCAACCTGTTTCGGGGTCAGTTTAAGAGAAAAGTCGCTCTTGTAGTTCTTTCTGTACATTGTTGCGTTTTCATTTCAGTTCCGTTTCCGACAATGCCGACATCACCGCCGCCTTGTCCGCATTGCCGGTTGCCGCCGCCACAAGGGAAGCCGCCATGTAAACCGCCGCCCTGTAACAGTCGGCGCACACCTCTATGGTGTTGTCCCTAATCTCCGGCTGCGGCAGGTATGCGGCGTGGGATATTGCCTGTTCCTCGTCGCGGCAGGAGTAGAATTCAAGGGCAAGCCCCTCCGCGTGCATCACAATGGCGCACACAGGCTTTTGCGGGTTGCCGCGTATGCCACGGAAGCGCGAGCTTTGCATGGCGTACTCCGCGCTGTCCGCAAGGATGGGCGCGAATACCGTCCGTCTCCAGTCGCCCATCCTGAACCCCACAAGGCGCATAAAATCGGAGGGGAGCGGCACATACCCCGCGCCGTCCCCATTCCAGACGATTTCCGCATCGCTGAAATCATGCCCCTTGTCAAGCAAATGCACAGGCGCGGAAATCTCCACACGCCTTACGGCATCGGCTATCTTGCTCCTGATTATGTCATCAAGCGCGAGCGTGTCAACATCGCCAAGCTCCGCCAGCGGCGTGCTGTCCATGTTCAGGTCAAGGGCAACCTTTACGTCCCTTATTATGCTGTCAGCGTCATAAGTCATGTCAGATGCCCTCGAACTCTATGCCGTGAACCTTTGCCGTGTCAATTATTGACTGCTTGGTTTTCAGCGTGCCGCGCTGCACTCCGCACTTGTCGGCGAGATAATCCTTTGCGGACTGAAGGTCGCTTACCCCTACAACGGTCTTTCCCGCCTCAGCTTTTTGCCCTGTTGCGGTCTCGTCCTTCTTGTCCCCGGAAGGCTTTTCCTCTTTCTCCTCCGTCTCGTCCTCGCCGTCCTGCGAATACAGGAATATGCGCCCATTTTTGTATTCGGGCGAGTTCTCTATGATTGCCTGTTTCACAGGGTTCTCAGTTGAGTACGTCGCCGGTTTTGTCCCATACCCGGAAAATGTGCCGCCGGAAAATTGCACGCTCATCTTCGCCTTGCCGGCACGGAACACAGCGGAGTACTCCAAAAGTCCTCTTATACCATAAGTCTTTCTTACCATAATCCTTAAATTAAAAAGACGGCGGCGGACGGCGTTCGTTGCGCCTCCCGCCGCCGTGGTCATTTTACCGCTTTGTTTTTACACTCCGAACTCGCCGGTGTAAACAAAGATTTTCTTGTCGCTGTCAACGCCAATCAGAGTGCCGGCGGGATATACCTTCACTGCGGCTGCCGTGTCGCCGTCAGTGCCTGTGGTGTCCTCAAGCAGGTAATACACATATCCGGCTGTCATGTCCGTACCGCCGTTAATGGTGTCCTTCTTCCAGATTACGTACTTTTTCGCCTCGCTCGCGTCCTGCGTCCCGGCTGCGTCATCGCCGTTTATCCAGATGTGGCAGCTGCCTTTCAGTGCGAGACCGTCCCACACGAGGATGCCGCTGCGCTTCGCCTCCTCGCCCTCAACGTCATCGTTGAACTGGCTCTCGTTCTTGTACACGTAATGCACAAGCCTGTCCTGTGCAATGAGCGCACCGCTGTTGCTCCAGCCAAGGCGGTTGAGGGTGGGCTCGTGCTTTATCTGGATGTCGCCGAACACGGTGTGTATGTTCGTAACCTCCCAGCCGGCGGGGTTGCGCTTTGTGTCAATCTTCACCTCGGGGTGCTTGCTGTAGTCAATGCACTGTATCTGTTCGAGCAGGTTCTTGCCTGCAAGAAGCAAAAGCGAATTCGGCACGTCCTCACCGGTGTAGCCCATTTTCGCAAGCGCGATGAACTCCTCTATTGACCATTTGCCGGTGTGCTTCAGCTCTTTCTTGAACTGCCAGCGCACGCCTGTCGTGGTGTAGGCGAACATCTTTCCCATTTCCGGGGTGTCAACCTTGAACTTGCCGGGGCAGCTCGCCCACAGGGTGCGGTTGCCGCGTATCTTGAAGTTCTTGATTTCCTGCTCCGCAATGAGCGCGTCCGCGAACGGTATCGCCTTTTTCTGCGCGTCGAAATAGTCGCTTACAACGTGGTTCATGCCGCGTTTCTGCAAGTAGATAAGCGTGGGGCGGGGTACAAGCGATGAGGGCTTCACCTTCTTCTGGGTCTCATACAGGGTGTTGGCAAGCACCACCACCTTGCTGTTTGCGGGAATGGTGGGCAACAGGCTGTACAGGTCTGTCTTGCTGTTCTTCTTGCCGTTCACCGCCCTTACAACAGGATACCCGGTCGTCGCGTCCTTGCCTGTAACCAAAAGCATGAGCGGCATGTCAGACAGAGTGCTGCCGTCCTCCTCATAGCCCTTTACTCCCTCAACCAAAAGCGTGTCGGGCGCGTCAATGCCGCCGGCATCGTCAGCATCCATGGGAAGCTGCGCACTCGCCGATCCTTTGGCGCTGTTTGGCGTGAGCGCGGCAGTGGTGTAAAACACGGCCCTCTCCTCGTCAAGCATATAGTGCATGACCTCGGGGCTGCTGACCTTAATCTTCTTCGCCTTCAGCATAAGCTGCATCAAGGGGGTGTCCTCGCCCTGAAAGCGGAAAAGCTCCTCGTCGATGTCCGGCTGGATGAAATTCCCCGCGCCTATGCCGCCTGTAGCGTCGGCAGCCGAACTTACCGTTGTGGGCTGCCCACCCACCTGCGTCTCAAGCCCGGCTGTGCCGGTCTGCACCGCCACCGTGTCGGTGGTAACCTTCACGACCTCCGAAGCGTCCGTTACGGGGTCGTCATACATAAACCCCGCATAGCGTGGGCTATCCAACAAATCTCTGTTAATTCCAAACATATTCTATCTGTGTTAATGTTTTATCGCACTCCTTTCGCTATGTCAAACACGCTGCGCGGCCTGTTTTCCTGCCGTGGCACGGAATTCTTTCCGGCAAGGTCGGCAGTGCCGTCCCCGCCCTTCATGCTGCGCAGCTTCTCCGTTATCTTGGTGTTCTTCCCCTTCACCTCGCCCTCGTGCAGCGCGTTGTCAACATCCTCATCGTGGTGTATCGCCTTCAACGCCATGCGCACGCTCTCGGGGGAGAACTTGCCCAACAGTCCGTCCTTCATTATTCCCACGAGGAAGCCCATAGCCTTGTCAATGTCATCATCGCCCAGCTTCTCCTCCTCCTGTATCTTGGAAAGCATGGCGAGGGTGGCATCCATGTTTGCCTGATACTGCTCCTCGTACTTTTCCGCCTCAGCCACCTTTTCCGCGAACTCCTTGCTCGCGTCGGCAAGCTTGTCGGGGTTCTGCAGCGCGTCAGGCCCGAACCTCCTCACAAGCTCAACGAACGGGTCCGCGCCGTTCTTCCAGTCAAGCAGGAACTGTGCGCTGCGAGCGTCTGCCGTGAACATGTCGCCAATCTGCCTCTCACGCTCCCTCAACTCGCCCAGCTCCTTGTCGTAACTGTCGTAATCGTCTGAAATCTGACCGGCAAGAACCTCGTCATCCGCGAAATCCTTGTCCGGGTATTTGCCGCGCATCCTCTCAACCAGCAGGTCGCGCTTAGTCTTAACTTCTTGGTTATCCGCCATAAAACTTTATTTTCGTTTATAGTGCCACATTTGCGCTACAAATGTAAGCCAGTACGTGAGTGCATGGCGTTTATCTTTTTACACACCATTGCCTATTTTTGCAAGAAACCGCATAAAATGAAAAAGAAAGGGAATGTAACCGGGTACGCAGCGGCGCGTATGGCGGATTTGGTGAGGGCTTACAAGGAATGCACCGTCTCTGCAAGCCACATTGTAATAAATAATGTGTGCCGAAATATGGCGGAAATGCCCTCAAAAAGATTTTGGGTCTCGCCAACAAGGGCTTCTGTGGTGGTTTCCTTGCTGCTTCGTGGCAACGACGCGTTGAGGCTGATGCATCCGCTGCGGCGCGAAATGTTCACCGATATATACAGCCGTGTGATGGCATTGAGGGAAAGGCACCCGACTGCGCCATTGCGCAAACTTTGCGCAATGGCAGTGCGGCAGCCAGCCCCGAAGTTTTACCTTACGCCCAAATCCATTAAGGTCATGCTGTGCAAGCACAAGCGTTCCCTAAAAGAACAGGGGGACTTTTTCCTATAACGTTGCCGCCGAAACAATTTTCGGCTTAGGCATTTGCACGGACGATTTTTTGACAATCCTCGGAAGGGGCATCTGGTTGAAGCATATGTGCAGGCCTATCGCCCTTGTCATGAGGATGTCATCATGCTCACCCGGAATGGCCCCGTACGACAGGTTCTGCTTTTGCTCATAGTTGGTGTACTCGTCAAGACACCTGCCGTCCCTTTCCACGTACATTTTCTTGCGGATTACCTTGACAAGGTTGGATATTATCTCGCGCTTGGTCTTTACGTTCGTATGGAAGCCGTATTTGCGCGGGCGTCCCTCCCTTATGTCGTCCTCGCTCGGCTCGCGGGCGTACAGGTTGTCATACACCGCCTTAATCTGGTTGAATATGAACAGCGACTGGTCTCCCTCCGTCACCGCCTCCTTGCTCTCCACCGTGTTGCTTTCTATCACAAGCAGCGCATTGTTGTACCATTTCGCGATCTGCGCCGCCTTCCACGCCAAAATGTCGATGTCGGTGTGTCCGTACCATTGCGCCACGACGCACGGTCTGTCCCCGTCAATCATGAACAGCCTGTCGAACACGGCGATTACGCTCCAGTCCGCCTTATGCCAGCGTCCGCCCACGTCAACGCACACAAGATAGCGGTCTCTCACTGTCTCGTCCCCGGCATCCGCCTCCGGCATGTCCCACACGGACAGCCGCCCCTGCGTGTCCTTGACGAACCTTATGCCCTGCAACGCCTTCGCCCCCTCGTCTCCATCCGCCACAAGCCCGCCGGTGTATTGCGGCGGCTTGCACATCGGGCGCATAGCCTCTATCTGGTACTTGTCAAACACGCGGTGTCCCGAATGCACGAACGCCTCTATGTCGTCAGTGGGGTTTTCCGCCGCCATACTGCCGTGGTCGTTGTACTTCTTACGCTCGTCAATATACCACGCTATCGCCTCAAGCGTCGCGCCTTTCTCCCACAGCCACCACAGGTATTTCCCGCACTCCTCCCTGTCGGACGGTGCGGTCTCGGAATTGCGACGTTCCAACAGCATTTTCGCGAAAGCCTCCTTTTCGTCCGCATTCGCGAACTCCTTGCGGTACAGATCTATGTCGTACCATGCAATGAACACCGCCTCGAACTGCGAGCGGCGGCACTTGGCGGCAATGTATTCCTTGTGGAAGAAGTTGCCTGTGCCGTTGGCGGTGCTCTCATACACAATCATCGTGTACGGCTTGTAAAGCACGCCCGCACAGGCGGCACGCACAATGTCCTCCGGCTTCTTGCCGCCGTCAGTCGCTTTCCACAGTCCCACCTCGGACAGATGCACAAGGTTGTAGTCGCCGCCACGACAAGCATCCGGGCGTTCGGCAGTGCCTATCTTTATGTTGCAGTTCCGTTGCGGCACTCGGCTGATTGACCCGGAATGCCCCACACCGACAAGTTTCGGCTCGGTGTCGCTGTAAGCCTCCGACACTTGGTGCAGCATCCAGACAGGGTAGGCGGCTATCATGCGGTTGAACATTTCCTTTATCTCATCGGACGCGCTGCCCTGATGGGCTATGATTAGGGAGTTGAGGCCTGTCTTGTGTACGAGCTGCAGCCACGCCATGTACAGCTGCGATGTTGTCGAGCCGCCCCATTGGCGGGCTTTAAGCAGGACTATGCGGATGGGCATCCCTGCAAGGCGCAGCTTTTCGAGCCGCAAAACAAAACGCCTCTGCGGGCGCGTAAGCCGGAAAAGGCAGTCCTCACCGCCGCCCTTGTTCTTTATATATACTAAAACCGCCGCCCAAAACGCGAAATCATGGAGGCAGCGCAGCCCCACAAACGCCCTCACAACGGACTGCCTGTTATCCTCTGTGTCATCCTCTCCGAGGTCTGACAGAAACGCGGAAAGCGAACCGCACTCCTTAAGCTTCCGAATGAGGGGGGACTTAAGCATGGACACAGGTATCCACTGCTTTTTAATAGGGAAGCCGGGCAGTTCAAGCTCCGCCCTTTCTTCAGCGCATACGGAAGCCTCACCCGTTACCGGGTTGGTCTTGGCGAAGATTACGGCATTGCGCCTGTCATTCTCGCGGACAATATCACCGACACTGTCATACCGCATCGCCCCTCATTGCGCCATACAGCCTGTTCACCGCGCCCATGTCCGCGCTGTCCTGCGCCTGTCTCACGGCATCCTGCGGCAACGGCTGCGGCTGCACGCCCTGCTGCATGGCCTCCTTGTTGCTCTTGATGCTCTGCAAAAGCGAATCGGCAAACGGGAAGTCTCCGTTCTCAAGCAGCATCTCAACGGTTATCGCCTGAGACTGGTACAGCTGCATAAGCACATCGTTCGCCATCTGCCTGTAAACAGGGGTGTCCGTGCTTTCGGTTATCGACAGGTCAAAGTCCACGTCCCTTATTTTCTCGGGGTCGTACTCCACGAGCTTTCCCGCCCTTCCGGCTATATTGAACACGCGCTTGGTGTCATAGAACTGCTGAATGTTTTTCACATCCTTGTATGCCGCGTCAAGCACGAACGTGCTGAAACTTTCAAGGATGTCGAGCAGGGCGACTGTCGCGTTCTGCTGGTTCTGCCTGTCAAGCGCCGCGCTCATGCCCGAAAAGCCGGGCTTGCCCTGCATCGCGGCGTTAACGCCCGATATGTCCTCGAAGAACTTGAGCTGCACGTTAAGCAGCTCGGCTATGCCTATGTTAGTCGAATTGTTCGCAACCTGCTGCGGCAGCTGCCCGCTCTTGGACGGACGGAACACTATCACGCCGTTGAACTCCGTCCACGACTCCGCGATGTCCTCCATTGACACTCCGTCCGGCAGACAGTCATCCGGCATGAGCAGCACGCCCTTCGCGCTCGCGCGCATAATCCAGTCATACATTGTGATGAGGCGGTTGGTGTACCGCTGCTGGTCTATCACGTCAGCCACGAAGCTGTGTATCTCGCCGTCGATGAACGGATATGCCTTGAACACATACGGATGCCCGCCATGCTCATACGGTGTCTCGCCGCACTTGAGGATGTCGCCGAAAGGGCTGAGGTAATAGTACACCCACCTGTCGTCAACGAACCATTCCGTCTCTATAAGCGGAATGTCCCCCTCCGGCATCCCCTGTTCCGCGCCAATGCGCTTGCGCTCCGCGTTGATGCGCCGTATCTCGCCAATCCCGTCCGTCTCTATCTTATAAACGTCGCCGTTCTGCGGGTCTATGCAGCGTATGCGCGGCTTCTGCTCCTTGCGCCATATCTCTATCACCCTGCAGCGCCCCGGCTCGGACGTAACAAGGAAGCTGTAGTCCCTGTCCCGCGAGTACCCGAAGTTTTCCGCGAAATTGCCCATATATTCTCCGTCATGGGCGTAACGGTAAATCTCCTTAAGCCTCGCCCAGTCCGCAGGGGATTCCGCGAGCTGCTCACAAAGCTGCCCGAAACCCACGTCATGCACCTCGCCGAGGAATCCGGCATCCCAACCCCTGAAATCCCTCATATTGTTGTCAATGAAGAAGTTGTTCGGCTGAATGTAGTCCGTCCAGCAGTCCAGCGTGCCGTTGCGCCAGCCGTACCATTTCTTATGCACGGCAAAGCCGCCTATCAAGAAGTCCTCTATCGTGCGGGCATACATCTCCTTCGCCTTGTTCCTCTGCATGTTGCACTGCAGCACGGTTGACATCGTCTCGCCGTACTGCTGCTCGTCCCTGTCCCTCGCCGTGCATGTCGGCTCTTTCGACTGCGAGCGGTACACGCCCACAACCGTCCTCACGAGCCGCCTTATGAGGTTGTTCTTCAGCGGCACGCGCCCCTGCTTCCTTATGTACGCCTCCTCCGTCATGCGGCATCCGTCAACCTCAACCATGTCGCCCCACTGGTCGCCGTATGTGTACCGCTTGTTCCGCTCGCGGTCGCGCCTGAACCTGTCCATCGCGTTCCAATACCTCTGCGCCTCCATCAGGAGGTCGAAGTTCCGTGCGTAGCCCGACTGCCCGCGCTGCGGCTGCGGCTGCGGCTTCCTCCCGGAAACCCTGCCCATAGAATAAAGCCTGTCTGTAGCCATGAGTGTTCTTTTTGCGCGAAAATAAGGAAAGGGCAGGGAGCGCAGCGTTTATCTTTTTATCTACTTCCCTCTACTTTAGACAGGAGTGCGTGCGACGAACCATTTTTGTTTCCTTTTTTGGAAACAGTTTTCCACAATCGCCATTTTAGTCCCTTTTTTGACCGTCTGTTTTCGGCAACAAATCAAAACACTTTTATTGAGGATTTTAAGATTTGACGTGTTTTATGGGGCTGAAATGTTAAATTCGAAGAGACGTGTTAAAAACACGGCAGAATTTGCATAAAAATAAGGGGACAACAGTGTATGTAGTGTTCGTTTTGTCATTTACTATCCTCTTTATTAGCCATTTCTCTTTGATTTGAAAAAACGTGAGGAGTGATTGTCTGTTTCCAAAAAAGGAAACAGTTTTCCACAATCGCCAAATTTTTCGGAGACGGTTTTAGTCGAATTATGGCTTAAAACAAACCATTCTTGGAATGGTTACAAATTTCATCTTCGATATTTATCTGTGCTTCAGATGTTTGTAAAATCAATTAACATTTCGTTTTTTTGCATTTTGCATTTTGGGGAGGAAAAGTTTTATAGAACACTGTTTTTCAGATGTTTGGCAAAAAGAAAATGTTTGCGTGCAGAAAGAGAAAGAAAAAAAGAATGAGAAACAGAGAAAAAGCAAGAAAGAAAAAAGAAAGAAAGAAGAAAGGAAATCCCCCACACCCCAAAGGAAAGAAGAAAGAAATAAATAAAGAAAGAAGAAAAAAGAGAAAAAGAGAAGAAAACAAAGAAAGAGAAAGACCGCCGCCGACAATAAAAAAATATTTATGTTAAACACAAAGAGCGCGTGCGTGCGCGTATGCGCGTACATACACACGCGTACTGCGCACACGTGCACACAGGCGCACGCATACACACGCCGCATGACGGACGGCGGAGGCCGCAACAACACAAGACACCGCCGAAAACGCCGTTTGCTTTGCCTCTGACAGCATTTCGTCCCTCCTGCGGCACTCCGTATCACCTGAAAGGAAAAACACGCTTAAAACGGCTTATTTCGCGGCTATCATCTTCATCGCCGCGACCACGGTCTTGTTCAGGATTTTGGCATAGCATTGCTGCGTGATGCGTATATTGCTGTGTCCCAATATTTTCGCCACTACTTCAATGGGGACGCCCTTGTTCAGCAGCATGGTGCCGCACGTCCTCCGCCCCCAGTGGGACGCGACAGGCTTGTCTATCCCGCAGATGTCGGCAACCGCCTTCAGCCTCATGTTGTACTGTTCGAGGCTCATGAGCGGAAGCCTCCAGCCGTACCGCCCCAATATCTCCACACAGCCGGGGAGCAGCGGTATTGCGAATGGCTGTCCTGTCTTTTTCCTGCAACCTGTCAGCACCGGCATTCCGTCCTCCTCCTGCACGTTCGCGGCGCACACGGCGGCAAGGTCGGAATAGGCAAGCCCGGTGTAGCACTGCACAAGGAACACGTCCCGCACCTTGTCGAGCGGAGGAAGCACCTTGGCGGTTTCAATGGCAGAAAGCTCGCCCTCCGAGAGCCAGCGCCCCTGCTCCGACTGCCCGCGCTGGACCTTCACCCCAAGCAGCGGGTCGCCCTTCACGAGACCGCGCACCCTTGCCACGTTGACGTACCTGCGCAGCGTCTTGTACGCGGTGTGCACAGTCTGCTGCATATAGCCGCGCCCTTTCAGCCAGTTCACGAACGCAAGGACATTCGCCGTCGTTATGTCGCCGAAGGAGACCATGCCGCCGAACTCGCGGAGGCGCGGCACAAGCTCGCGGTACGCCCTTTTCGTCGTCGCGGCAATGCCGTTGTCCGCCTCAATCTCCGCACTGACGAAATCCACGAACGACCCGGTTTCCCTGACCGCACCCGCGTGGCGCACCAGCTCGTCAAGCGAGAACGCCGAACCGCCACCTATACACCCGCTGACATAGCCGTTCACCCTCGAGCGAACCGCCGCGACCCTCGCGTTCAGCTCATCCGCATCAAGCCTGTTGCGCACCGCACAGTCCCTCCTGTCCCATTCGGAGGGGAAAACCTTAACGCCGGTGGAAATGTACTTCCGCTTGCCGCAGTAAGTGACGCAAACGTCAACGGCACCCTTTCTCGTCTTGCACGCCCTGTGCCTGAAATCGTAAACCACATGGACCGTGGGGACGCTCCTTCTCTTTTCCATGGTCATTTCTTTTTAGGTGCGGAATATGGTAACACGGACGGTGTCATGTTGGTAACAAAGTATGCACGCAAATGCCGCCAAATGCACATTTCGGGCGATGCAACCATACTCCTTTTTATCTTTGCAAAACTCGCAAATCCCTTATTTACAGAAAATTGCAACACGTTCTCGCCTTTTGCCTTGGTGATCTGGAAGGGATTCAGACCTTACATATAAGCCGTCTGACTCTGAACAGCCCTACCACCGACCCGGCTACCGTGAAGCAATTATGACTGACGGCATCCTTGTGGAGGACATCATCCATGAGATAGACAAGCTGGCGGAAACTGGCACGAGCGACCTCGGCACGGTCATATTCACCTGCGAGAACGCAAGGTAAAAACTGTAAAACAACAATCATACAAGGCTCCACAACGGAAGCCCGACGTTCCTTTGGCGACACCTGTTCCTTTGGCGATAGAACCCATAAAATGTTTAGAACAATGCTACAGTTAAAAAAGAGAATGGAAGGTTATGTGTTTGGTAATGCCTGCCTGCTTAATCCACCGCTCCAATGGTTTAGATATCCATGAGGGATCAGGAAGACCGGCAAACACCAATAACTTATCATCTTTTCTTTCACCGCAAAGCTGAAAGGCTTGCTTCGACATAGGCATATATTCTACACCCTTTGTCTTCTGCTGAGTGAAGTTCAAACGATAACCACCATTAAACTCTTCTATTTCTGACCATTTCAACTTTTGAATATCGCTGTGGCGAAGTCCTGTCAAGGCGGAGAAGAGTGCTGCACGCTTCAAGGTCGGGTCGCATGGTGTCTGAGCCAAACGGTTTAGCTCTTCTTCTGTCAGGAATTCCCTTCGGCTGTTCTGTGATTGAATCCCTTTTATCTTAGATGCAATATCAACAGAAAGATACCCATCTATAAATGCTTGCTTCAATGCGGCTTTGAATATTGAGAAGTATGTGGAAGCCGTATTTCGTGAGATCGTACCACTCTTGTTTCCTCCTTGTGGCGCACTTATCAGGAACATCCTGAATGCTTCAATCAATTTCAAGTCTATCTGTGAGAAGAGGATGGTATCGCCTTTCGCAAATATCTTCAATAACTCATAGACTCTATTCCAATTAATGATAATCGATTCAGAGCTGTTTGCATGTCGTTTCTTTTGTACGTCGTTGACGTATTCTATGAAATTACTACGAGAACGATCCAAGAATTCTGCCTGTTCCGCATCTGTATCTGAATACAAGGCGGCAGTGTCGTATTCTTTCTGACGCAGACTTCTAATGTTGTCTGCATAAATACATGCTTCTTTATCTATCTTGGACCTGCACAGTATGACACCGTTTATATCACGTTTGGGCCGATAAGTGACCTTCCCATTCTTGTCTGTCCTGGCATTACGTGATCTATCCCATATAGGGGTTGTGATAATGCGGTTGATGTATTCACGCACTCTTTTAGGAGTGTTGTCATCATTCTGAAAGACAGGGTATGCCTCTATGTATAGATACCATACCTCCCGTTCCGATGACTTACGGAGTTTGACAGACACTTTTGTATTTGCCAATGCTTTTCTCATAGCTTCAAATCTTTATATATTTCATCAATTTCGGATTTAGGCACATAAACAAAGTTGCCTATTTGTCGAGTAGGGATGGAATACTTACGTATGTGATGGTAGACAGTACAATCATCCAAACAGTATTTTTTACAAATATCGCTAATGGTATAGCAATCTTCCGGCTCCATACTGTACCTCTTAGGAAGGACTTTCTTCTTGACTTGTAATGGTGATTCTCGAAGAGGATATCTTTTGAGCAAATCTTCTTTCTTGACCCTTGTTTGACGCATTCCAAGATTGATATGTCCAACCAACCCTTTACTAATAAGTCTGTGTATAGTATCACAGCTTATTCCAAACAATGCATGAGCCTCCGGCACTGTTATGTATGTCTTTGCTTCTGGAATCTTTTGAGCAATTTCATATAATCGTTGCTGCTTTGATTCCTCTATTTTTCTTCTCTTCCACGCAATCTTAGAACAACGTGTAGAGCAATAACGAGAATCCAATGTTTTTGCAAAAAAATGTTCTCCACAGACTTCGCATACACGTTGAATTTTGAACTTTGCTGCTGGCATAGGCTATTCTTTTTGATGTTCAATATTTTACCTTACAATAAGACGCACCTTTTCGTCCTTTAAGACGCGGTACAAATATGGTACAAAAATAAGATAAAAATCCGAGGTATACAAATAGCCAACGCAAAGTGTTAAAAACGAGAAAGGGGTGAAACTCATTGAGTCTCACCCCTTTCCTTATCGTTGTCTATCGATTGCTATCGGTTTTTACTTCACCTCCTCGGAATGCACACCGCCTATAAACAAGCCATTTGCGTGAGCGTGCTGCAAATGTGCTGCAAATTCGGAAATAAGCAACGATAAGCAAACACGCACTCAACTGCTGCAAAGGTAGTGCAAACCGAGAGAAATACAAAAATAAATCACATTTATTTTTTATTCCCGAGTGTAGCCTACCTTATTAAAAGGTAGTGTTTTTACTTGTAAATACCAAATGTATTACCTCAAAAACCACAAATGAAACGCCACAAAAGTTAGTTCTAAAATACCACAAAAGTTAGCAACAAAACAACACAATTCATAGCATTAAACGACTAAGGAAGACATAAAGTTATTACGGAAACTTATTGTGTTGCTACGGAAACAACTACGGAAACTCCCTCTATAACTACGGAAACTTTTGCCGGTACTACGGAAACGATTCTAATAAATAATCAGAGAAAAATAATGTTTGTCGCATAAAGACCAAACAAAACGCCACAAAAACAATGAATGTTGTACTGTTTACCTCAAAAATTATAAATGGATTACAACAAAAACTTAAAATGAAACACCTCAAAAATTAAAAATAAGAAGCAAAAACTACAGATTCTCAGTTGCATATCAAACATTAAAGATAAAAATCCATAAGAGTTTAACTCTTCTGTTGGCAATATTCTTGTTTTAGATTAACTTTGTAGGAAAATGAAAGAAAATGGACAAGATAAACACCCAATACAATAAAGCGGTACAACTTATAAAGTCGGCTATACTCCAAAATCAGTTGGAAGCAGCTAAGGCTGTCAACCGACAGATGCTCGCACTATACTATGGTGTGGGCAAGTATGTCTCTGACAATACACGCAAAGGAGTTTGGGGCACTGGAGCCATTGAAACGATAAGTGAACAGCTTAGGAGAGAACTGCCAGGATTGCGAAGTTTTGGCGTGTCTAACATTAAAAACATGCGGCAATTTTATGAATCATGGAACGTTGCTGTAAATCGCCAGCCGACGGCTGACGATTTACAACTTACTGAGAAGGAGATAATTTCACCCACTTTGACTCTACTGAATATAAATCGCCAGCCGACGGCTGGCGATTTGGACTGGCACGAATTCTTTTCTCTGAGCTTCACACATCATATGGAAATATTGTCAAAGACAAAAACTATCGACGAGCGTGTATTCTACATCCATCAAGCTGCTACTTTGCATTGGGACAAATACACCCTTCGTGACAATCTCAAGGCAGACTTGTTCCATCACCAGTCGCAGATGCCAAGTAACTTCGCCAAGACTATGCCGTCAACACGTCACGCTCTGAAAGCCATATCCATGTTCAAGGACGATTACCTGCTTGATTTCATCAATGTAGAGGAACTTGACGAACAAGATCCACAAGATATTGACGAGCGGATTATAGAAAACTCAATAGTGGCGAATGTAAAGAATTTCATCCTTACGTTCGGAAAGGACTTTACGTTTATAGGCAACCAAGTTCATATCGACAAGTTCGGATATGACCATTGGGTTGACTTGTTATTCTTCAACAGAGAGCTGCAGTGCCTTGTCGTATTTGAACTGAAGAAAGGGGCTTTCAAGCCAGCCTATCTTGGCCAGTTGTCTGCCTATATACGCATGCTGAACGATGACGAGCGCAAACCTCATGAGAATCCGACTATAGGAATAGTGCTTTGCCGTGATGCCGATAAAACATATGTTGAGTACCTTCTTCAAGACTACACCCAGCCAATGGGTGTTGCAACATACAAGGTGATGCCAGAGAAGCTAAAGAAGATACTACCTCCAGAGGAAGATTTCAAAAGGTTGCTTGACGGAAAAGAAATAGACGAACCAGAAAAATAAGAATACTATGGGAACAGCATTACTGGCACTCTGCTTCTGCGCGTTGTCGCTCGTCCTTGCCTTGTTTGTGGGCATATCGCCCATAAGCGACAGGGCAAAGATTAGGTTTATGTATGTCGGTGCTGCGCTGTCGTTGATGGCAGTACCAATGATGAGCCATTACATTGCAGGGCTGAACGATATTGTGGACGAGCTGCGCTATCAAGCCGTGCTTGTGTTCATTGTCGCCGTATGCTGCTATTGCTTCGTCATGGCAAATATGGTGAAGTACAATGTCATGAAGAAAAAGGTGGCGGTGCTTGAAGATACTGTGGAGAAGTTGGAACAAGAACGTGCTGCTGCAATGTCGCAAGCCGTGGATGAAGAGCAACAGCACAAAGTGCAAGGAACACTCGACTGGTTTGCAGCGAAGATGAGCGTGTTCAGCAAAGAGGAACAAGAGACCATAAACGCCTGTGCCATTGCCTTTGCCGAGCGCGACCAGATAGTAATACCTAAAGTCAGCATAGCCGTCAACGCCAAATGCAGTCAAGCCGACCTCATGGCTTATGCCAGTTCCGCTTTCTTCAAGATAGGAAAGAAACGGAAGGACATTGCACGGTTCCTGAGTATTGTATTCGAAGCTTACTTCCCTGGGGGCGAAGGATTCGTGTATAAGAAGATGCCTGGGGCGAAAGGATAGATTAAGGTCTGAACAATACAGACTTTTATTCAAAATTAGTAATTGTTCTTCGACACTATTTGAATCGCTTCCTTCCATCGTCTTTCAAATCAATCTTTCCTAATACTTTTGGCTTTGGAGCGGATATTTTTTTCTCTTTTATACTATCGCTATATTTCTTTAATTCGGGAATATAATCAAATCCATTTCTAATATAATCCACATATTGAGCCAACACTCCCATGAACTTAAAGTAATAGAAAGATTTTAGTGGGGATATTCTATTTAGTGTAGATTGCTCCCATTCGTTCAATGTATTACCACGATGGTTCATATTCCTACATTGGTATATGTCAGAAAGTAGTGAAGTGAATTCTTTATAGAAATCATAGTCACTAATTTTCATCATGGTTTTGTAACCAATGAAATATACCAAAATTCTCATTTTGTCATTCGCATATTGCGACTGTAATGTCACTTTTGACTTTTCTATACTATATGGAAGTCCTGTTTTTTTGTTTTGTCCAGGAAATAAAAGTGCTGCTATAGTATATTCTCCATCTACTCTATTTCCTATTGTCGTTTCAATGTTTTTTCCGGACTTAACATAAGGAGAATGCCCCATCATTTTCTCTACAATAGCAGACAATGATGGATTTGTACACAACTTATTTGTCATGCATTCTATCTGTTGGTACAATGAAAGGCAAAAGTCACCAAAATTGTCTTTACGTCTAAATGTCTCCATTCTGACAAAATCTTCAACAATAGTAGGAATTATTGACTTAAGTGGAAAGTCCTTATAGAAATCAATTGCTTGGCTTCGGATAACTTTTTCTATACAATACTCGTATATTTGTGAAATGCGTTCATCTCCGACCAATGCAACGTTTACGGAGGAAGTTATATTTAACCTCTTCCGCAATTCCGTGTCAAACTCTGGATTTTGTTTGCTCAGTCGTACTATTTTATCTATTGTCGATTTCAGTTTCTCGTCCATATGCACTAATTTAATAGTTTATCCAAATCTTCATTCAATTCATCTATGTCAACAGGTTGAGCTGTTGGTACAGTCACTTTGTCTGAACGATGAACGAGCCAGAATAGTTTCCCTTTTGCGTCTCGACAATTGGAAATGGATAACAATTCCTTTCGGTCTTCATCTTCTTTCTTCAATGACTTGTTCACTGATGCCTTTTGCATTCGTCCTCCTAATTTAAAGGACGCATAGCGATGAGGAATGAAGTCTTCATGACTTTTCTTTGGTACATCTTTAGTTACCTCTTGGATTGTATGTACGGTGTAGAACTCTTTGGGTTTCGTTGTCACTATAGTGACTGTCGTGTTATTTTTTCTTTCAAACTCCAACACAGGCAAAGTTTCAACGTATGTGATTCCTTGTTGAGTCGTCTTTGCATCATCATGAAGCGAGTTACATAAAGCGTCAAATTGTCCTTTCAGTTTCTTGTAAACGCTATCGTTTTCACTCTTTACCATTTTAAGATACATGAGTTTACCGTCCAATACATTCACCATATCAGGATTACCCTTCTTTACATGTCCTTTGGCTTCTTTATATTTAGGGAAGAATTTATTGAATGCGGTGTCATAGCCGTACTTACGCCATATGTAGAGAATGTTGCGAATGTCACGGACATATTTTTGTGACACATTGAGTTTTTCACTGACTATGATGCCAGTAACTTCCTGTCGTGAGCCCAATTTTTGCAGCCTTGTTTTGGCTTCATTTATTGTGAACCCTTGGCCTTCCACTATTCGTTTCAGCTCTTTTCTGAATTCACCTGAAACATGATAGACATTGTGCATTGAGCTGAATGTAATATCGTCAGCATATCTTGAATACACGACTCCGAATCGTTTTGCCAATCCGGCCAATCTGCGGTCAAGGTTGTCACAAATCATGTTTGTTATAATGGGTGATGTTGGTGCGCCTTGGGGTAAAACATACCTAATGCTGCCATCTTCAGCTTTCTCTTTCATAGAGCACAGACCTGCAAGAATATTGGCTATAGGTTGTTTGAAAAACAGTGGCTTCAGTTGTAACCTCTTCCATACTCTCGCTTGATGGATGCTTGGAAAAAATCCTTCAAGTCGATGTTGAGAATATAGTTGTGTCCTTTGTGCATATTGGCATTGGCCACAACGGAACGTCCTTCGGTAAAACCCATTGCATAATCAGAAGGAGTGTACACAGCCTTGAATATCTCATTGAGATATCGTAATATCAACATGAAACTTTGATTTCTCGGTGCTGTTATCAACCTAAAATCTCCTGATTTCTTTTTTATCTTGAATTGCTTATATCGATGAAAAGAATTGTTGGGGTTGCAATAATAATTCAGATGTTTTATCGTGAATGGATAGAACTTATCGGACATACCACATTCTGTCATCTCATCTTGCGTTATTTGGTTGAGAAGACGAAGGAGATCTTCTTTTGCCTCCAACTGTTGTGTGGCTTTTGCTATACTGTTCTTATCCATATTTGTTTATATTTAAGAGGGTGACATCGGAAACGACAGATGTTTATTTCTTTATATAAGAAAAAATATATAAATAAAAACAACATAACACAATAGCAAGACATACAACGTATGTACAAGTCTACGTTAACGTGATAACATTGTTATCTCAATATCCCGAAAGATAATGAGACATCATGCGAATCTACCTTCTTAAAAGAAAGCATGGCTTTCGCCCGCAAGACGTATTCAAATTTATATCCGTCGTTCCGAATGTCAAAGACCTCTGTTTTATTTTTCTGCTGCAAAGTTACTACATTGCTGCGAACTCTTTGTTCGTTATTATGTAGTATTTGCGTTTTTATTAATCAATATTCCAATAAGCGTCAGGATCACCATCAAAGGCATCGTCTATTACATCGTCACTATATCCTTCCACATCTTGAGCATATGTACCTGCGTATTTTCCATAACTGGTTCCATAATCATCGTCATAATAGTTACTTGAGGAGCAATCATATTCTTGGACTTCATCTTTGCCCAAAATTTCCGAAAGGATAACATTTTGGGCAACATTACCTTTTATGACTTTGGTTGTAACACGTTTTTTGCCATAAAATGTCAATATATCATCATACTCTAAAGGGAGAACTTCCTTGCCATTTTCATTTATCAATCCCCACTTGTTACCATTATCCTTTTGTCCATTTGTCACTTTTCCTATTTTTACTCTTGCAAGACCATTGTCAAATCCGTCAATCCAACTGTATTTTCCAAAGGGTACGACTACAGTTCCATCTATATTTAAAACAGCATATTCAAAATTATTATTTTGGACAGTATATAGTTTCTTGTTTCCAATAGCTGGTAGCAAACTATAAAATGACGGTTCAAAGATTGTCTCGCCTTTATAATTGATAAGCCCATACATTGGACGTTTGTATGTGGCAACCTTCCCTCCACTGCGAGGATACCCATAGAGATTGTCAACAGCAACCCTTATATTGTCGCTTTCATCGTAACAATCACCATAATACATAGTGAATTGTGGTTTTACGACAATGCCCCCTTCCTTGTTTACAAATCCTATTTTATCGCCACTTGTAAATGGAATAAGAAGCCTATTGTCATCTGGCATATTATATGAAGATGCAGGCACTAAAATTTTAGTATATTGATTAACTGATAACACTTCCTCCTTTTCCATGTTAAATTATTTTATGTTTTGCGATGCAAAGTTAAATATAGAGAACGAATTTTATGTTCGCATTTATAATGATTTGTAATTATCAATCAATTCTGATACCCTTTTCTTTATTTTCTCGCGTATTATGACAGGTGAAAGTACTATAAGTTCCTTACCAAAGCTCGTCAATTCACGAATAAGTTCATAATTCTCCTTGCAATCTATGCTGAAGAATTTTCCATTAAAAAGTGTCGGGTACTTTTCTCTAAGTTTCAACTCTTCACTTCCACATATATTTTTTTGTGATTCGTGAATAGGTTTTGTTATGACATAATCTTTTGAGAAATCACTGACCCAGAAAATTATATTGTAAACAGGGCTTTTTTCATTTAATGTTACTCCTATAATATCATCAAAGATTTCAGTTATTTCGCCAGCATAATCTATATACTTATGCGAAGGTAATGGAACAACACTGTCAATTCTGTCAAGACCGAAGCATAGTATTTTTCCATCCGATTCTGCTGCTGCAATAAGGAACCAACGACGATTGTATTCTTTCAAAAGATATGGATATACGTTTGCTGTCAATTCTGATTGTGCAGAGGAGAACTTGTGATAATGCAGTTCTATCACCTGTCGGTGTGAAATGGCAGTAAAAAGTTCACCAAGCAAATTGGAATTCTCCAAAGGATTCTTTGTTAAAGATATAATTTTTCTTTCATCCCGTTTTACGCCTAATCCAAGTCTTAGCCCTTCCAATGCATCTAAATTGGGAAGTCCCTCAAATTGCCCAAGCAATGAAAGTGCTTCTTTCAACAGATATTCTTCGTCATCACTCAAATCTTTTTTGAAGATTGAGAATGATGGCCTTGCATATCGGAGACATCGCTTGTTATAAGATTTCTGCTTTTCGCGATTATATCCTGGAGCGGTGTAACGTTCAATCTCCACTAAGAAAGGTCCCTCATATTCCAAATAGTAAATATCCTTCTCGATTGTTCGCCGCCCAACCCCATTCGTGTCAGGATACAATTCGGCAAGACGCTTGTTGACTTCTTCTGTTAATTCATCAAGCGAATAGTTATGATACCGACAACTAAGCAGGTCGTCAAGTATCTTATATCGAGTCATCGCATTCTTATTAGCTGGCATTACTTTACTATTTTAATGGTGCAAAGATACATAGATATAACGAACTCTATATTCGCATTATTGTGTTAATGTATAACATTTTCTACATATTTCTTTTTTCATCTGCGCATTATCATACGCCAAGAATATTGTCAAGAATACAGACACGGCAAGAATGCAAGCCATGCAGATAACCAAGAACTGGCGGAAGTGTTCACTTCGATACATCCTCTTTATCCAGTACCAGGGATACGACAGGAAAATGAAGCGTGGCAAGTCTTTCAATGCTTGTGGTATGGATGGCGGCTCTATTGCCTTGGATTTATTTGCTTGCATAAGCTTCATCAATGCTGCATATCGCTTTTCCGTCAGTTGGATATTGCGATTAAGAGTCTCTGCATTTTTGTTGCAGTTGGCTGTGACGGTGTTGTACATATTGGCAAGTTCTGTGAAAACAGAGACGAGTTTGTCCACATACTTCTCGTCATCATAAAGGCGAGATTGCAACGCAGTGTTGATGGTATCAGATACACAGTCCTTTACTTTTGTTTCGTCAATTTGTTGCAATGGCGCAGATGTTAGGGCGTTGTTACGATTCAGTTCTTCTGCAATCTTTTGTGGCAATGCTTGAATATCAGCACGGAGGCTGCTGAGGTTCGCTGCTATGAAATCTTCTTTCATTATCTTCTACGTTTTGATGGTTTATACTTTGTTTGCTGTTGGAACTTCCACTTGTCTTTATCTTCATCTTTATCGCGCCAACCTTGATCATTGGTCGGGCTTCCACCACATTCCAAGGCTTGTGCATGAGGCTGAAAGATGAGTTCTTCTAATGCTTGACCGAAGAATACACACAAGTTGGAGTAGCTGAGAGATGAATCAAGATGTGAGCCTGCAACGTGAAAATCATCAAAGGAAAACGATAGCCCAACAATGTTCCCTGTAGATTTATCTGATACAGCTTGCATCCCAATATGTCGATTGGAAAGCTCCGCCATAAACTCTTGCCAATTGCAGGATGCCTGTCGTGCATCCAATGTGGCAGTTCTAAGCAAGGCAATCTTCTTTTGTTGAGGACGCAAACAGTTCAAGTTCTGCTCTTTGCTGTTCTTTCGAGCTATATACAGACCATATTCCTCAGTCAAAGCCCGACATATATGAACGCTACGATAACGCTCGTTTCTGTCGGATATGATGTTACCGTCATTATTCACGATGTTATAAACAATGTGGCAATGGGGATGCTTGGTGTCGTGATGACGGGCAATAATGTATTGCGTGTTGACGATTCCCATACGTTTCAACCATTTCTTTGCTATCTCAGCCATCAGATCATCACCTTTTTCATTGTCGGGAAAACGCTCTGCGTCTCGCGGAGAAAAAGAGAGTGCTATATGCTTTACTGGTTTCTTGCGATTGGGACGCATGGCAGCTTGGATGTAAAAGCTGTCAGCAATAGTCTTGTTGTCAGCTATGCATACCCCTTCGTGAGCCAACAGATTAGCCCTCTTGGTTTTGCTTTTGTCGTTATGGGCATAATTTACGATGTCTCCAAAATCCACTCGGTTCATTATCTTAGCTATCATGACGCATAGGCTTTACTTGGTTGATGATGCTGCTGATTGCAGCAATGATATGCAGACATTGATCCTTTACGGCATCAAAACCGTCAATGTGCATCTGATGAGCAATCTGATTTACATTGTTTGCAATTCCCGACAAATCACGAATCTGCTTTGCCAATTCAGGAGAAATGGTTTCTCTTATATGGTTGTCCATTGCTGCCTGATGGGCAATATTCGCTGACAGATAATCCTGCCTTGGCAGCCTTGGATTGAACATAGATGAAATCATTCTCACAAAACATTAATCGCACCAGTTTAGTGCGTTTCTGGTAGTCAGCCAACTTAGGGCGACCTCCTTTGTTATCTCTAATCTTTACCATTGCTCGTATATATAATAAGGTGTTGGGATGTCTGTGATTTTTTAGAGTGGCAAGTTCTTCGTCTCCTTTCATAGCAAAACTATGGTTCTGCCATGATGGAATGAAACGACAGTTTTAGTGACACTAAAACACAAACTTGCCACTCTAAAAAATCGCCCTCTTGTCTTTTTGTAAACTCCTTGTCCTGTTCGGCATAGCCGATGCTCTTTGATGAAGATGTCGATCCACTTTGAAGCTGTGCTTCTGTTCTCGTTTTGAGCTTCGATAAGCGCATCGTATTCTTTTTTGGTGAATGTGTCGGGCAATAACTCAAAGAAAGCGTTCCGCCTTGAAGCCACACTTCTTTCTTGCTGGTCAGAAACCGAGCGCCTCTGAGCTCTCATCAGTTTTCGGTAGATGAAAACCGAATGGGCAAGTAACGTGTCGCAGATACTCATCGCAGTACGGAAGTCTTCTTCTTGACAAGAAAGATGAACAGAACCGTCTGGCGTATGAGGAAGTTTGAACATTTCCGTTTCAAATGTCCTCACGGCTGTCAATACCATCATGATGCGATAAGCCATCAATCCCATACGGCGAACGATGCCTTGCATTCCATTACCCACTTCGTCACAACATTCATCATTTGCACTCTCGTAGTGTTTCAAAAACTGCAGTTGTAAGTGCTCGGGAATATAGAACGTGTAGTTACCTTGCCGCATGAAGGATTCACGCAAATGAAGGAAACGCTCTCCCAATAGTTTGAATTTTGCATTCTTTGACTGCGACACATCGCTTGTGGCAAACACATTGCGAAAGCCTCTCTTGAATGGAATGAAGTAGAACGCAAATCTGCTGAACAAACCATCCTCGGCAGTTGGAGTAAGACGACACACTTGCTCGGGTGTACCAGCCAATACAACGGATATGCGTGGATTGTCAACATCGTAAAACTCTCTGTCCTTGGTGCGGTTTGCCCCTAAAGGTTCATGGTGATATGCCTTCCGCAACACATCCGAGTAGTTGCCAAAGTCCGATTTCAACGTCTGACTTAATGTGTCTCCTTCTGTCTCAAACAGAATCACGATGCCGTCGTTTTCCTTTGCAATACGTTTGAATGCACTTGCACTGCTGTTGGCTGGCACGATGAGTGTCTTTATCGGTGGTTGCTCTGGCATTTGTACATTTTCAGATTTCTTCCCCTTGGTATATTCCGCCATGTCTGCCTTATATTGTGCATCAAGCGTTTTCGTCAATTCATGAAGTTGCCGATTGATGGGTGTTATCAACTCTCTGCACAAGGTCAATGCCCCTTTGCCCATACCAGCCTCTGCCGTAACAAACAGGTAAAGGTTGGGATAGACAATTCGCTCATCATAGACACCACAGAAGTTCGGGAAACAAACTGAGAGCGTTGCAATAGCTCCAATTAATATTGTTCCTATGTCTTCTTCTGAAATGGCATTGTCAACAACCTCTTTCAAGAACACAGGCAATTGTTCATACACTACTTCAGGAAATGCAGGCAATTCGCATTCTTCTTTTATCCATTTACCCGTTTCTCCATTTTGGATATTTGGATAAATGGATATTTGGCTTCTTTTCTGCGAAACGCCTACCAGCTCAGCCATATAGAAGAATGTAGCAATAGTGATGCCTCGCCGTTTGCCTTGCAGACAATAGGTATATTGCTTATCAGCTTTCGTATATAGATAGTCGTGGTGAAGTTTGCTAAGCCTATGGAAATACGCCCTTCCAGTTTCACCACAACCGTCAGCAATGGCAAAGCCCAGATTTACCCAGTCATTATAAGACGGAGCAATGTCGATGCGCAGAGTTTCTATTTCAGAGACCACTCGGTCTACATCTTCTTCCACATTATTATATATGTGGGATGAAGGCTGCGCCTCTGTACAGTCCTGCTTGCCTGGCAATGCTTCAGAAGGGACATTCTCCCATTCTTGGGCGGAAAATATTTTCTTTGACATATTTTTCGTATTTGGGATTGATAAAAGCATTAGGGTCGTGAGGGAGGAAGCAGGAGCGAGCAATATCACTTCCTGACATATCCACCTTTGGATAACCTACATGAGCAAGATAATTGGCTATAGCCCGAAAGAAACGTGAGTGTTCCATCCCCTGCAAATCAACAGCGACAATCCATTTCAAACCATCACCCGACGGACTGACAAACAAGAGTTCGGTATCAAAATACTCATCGGCAAGCAATCGTTGCTTCAAGCCAACAAGGTCTTTCACAAAGTCAATACATATCAAGCCTGAATGCATCAGTAAATCTTCTGTTCTTCGTTTTCTGAACAGTCCCGAAAAGGTGCAATAGTCGAAGTGTGTAGCTTTGAATCGCTTGGATTCCTCTCTATGATTTAGCTTACGCAGAGCTGCAGTTTGCGGTTCTGCATAATGGCCAACAATATAGCGGTATATATCAACGATGCCGACAGCCCGCAATGGCTCCGTGTTTAGTATGGGCTTGCGGAAGAACGAAAACTGATAATTGTCTGTTATTTCCATGCACCACTGTTTCCTTTCTTTGAGCTGATGAACGCCTCTGCTTCACGCATCAAGTCATTCTCTGACTTGCACGACTTGCTTTTCAACCATTCGTCTATTTCTGATTGCAGAAAAGCCAAAGCCTTGTTTATCTTATGTACAGGTATCTGTTTGGCAGACACCCATCCATAGACCGTCTGCTTGGCTGGATGTGAAGGCAGATAAGCGCATAGTTCATCCATGTCCATCCACTTGGGCTTATTGCTATCTTGCTTGGTTTGCAAGACATTCACGGTTCTCTTCAGTTCTTCAACTGATTTGATAAGGTAGGACAATGCCCCCCGGCATCTCCTCCAATGATTTTACTTCTATTGGCATAATTCGATCAATTTTGAATTGTGCCGCAAAGGTATAAGGTTGTTTGTGGGTGCTAAATAAGTGGAACTTTGCCACACAGTTTGCACATGCCATAGCCCTTGGTTTGCCCAAAGCTTTTAGATTTTGTTAAGACGGATGCTTGCGCTTGGTTATGTAGAATTTCATTGTCTGGGCAAGATGTTGCTCATGAATATATGGAAATAGTTCAACAAGGAGAAAATGGGTGTTTAGAAAAGAATAATCCCCTCATTTGTATGGTGGCAAATGAGGGGAATGTGGTGGTGATATAATAAAATGCGGATATAACTCATTGAATATCAATGGTGGTAGTCGCCACCAAACATAAGGACTATATTGTTGGTTGCAGACTCTGCAAATTGTCAATGTGTATAGTGTTTGCTGCCTTTTCCTTTGCTGAGTCAACGATGTGAGAGTATATTTGGGTGGTCTTGACATTGGTGTGTCCAAGCATCGACTTGATTGTATAAATGTCCGTGCCAAGTTCAAACTGGAGCGTAGCATACGAATGGCGGAAACAATGGAAGGTTATATGCTTCTTGATGCCAGCAGCCTCTATCCATTTCTTCAATGGTTTCGAAATCCATGCCGCATTCTGCAACCCTGCAAACACAAGGAGTTCTTCATCATCGGGGCGATTGCCACACATGGCATATGCCTGGTCGGAGATTGGAAGGTATGCACCCACCTTTGTCTTTATCTGTGAAATGTCTATGCGCCAACTGCCGTTACTCGTCTGTGTGATTTGTTTCCACTTCAAGTTTTTGATGTCTATATGGCGCAAGCCTGTCAAGATAGAGAAAAAAGATGCACGTCTTAGTACATCACTCTCGCAAGGAGTGTCTGCCAAGCGCTTCACTTCGTCAAGAGTGAGTGAGGCTCGCAGCTTGTCTTCCGAAGGAATGCCTTTCACCTTGGCACTCACATCCACCGTGAGGTATTCGTCAATGAAAGCTTGTTTCACCCCAGCCTTGACAATGGCAAAATAGGTAGAGGCAGTATTGCGTGACACCGTCCCTTTCTTGTTTCCTCCCAAAGGAGCACGAAGCAAAAACATCTTGATGTCTTCCAACAATTTTACAGATATAGTCTTGAAAGGTATTGGTTTTCCTTCTGAATATATCTTCAGCAATTCTCCCACACGGTTCCAATTCACGATGATGGCATTGGAACTGTTGGGATGACGTTTGTCTATGATGTCAATGAAATATTTAATGAAGTCTTGCGCACTACGTTCATTCTGTTCAATGATTTCTTCCTCACGGTCGGAATACAGAGCGGCATTGTCATATTCGTGTTGACGGAGTTTGCGCACGTTGTCCGCATAGATGCAAGCCTCTTGGTCAATGCGCGACTTGCACTGGATAATACCATTTACGTCACGTTTAGGCTTGTAGTTGAATGAGCCGTCGGGCAACACACGGGCTATGGATGACAAGTCCCATTGTGGGGTTGAGATGGTTCGGTTTACAGACTCCACCACACGGCTTGGCTTGTCGACTCCTTTCTTGAACACTGGGTATGACTCAATGAACAGATACCACTCATTGTCATGGTGAATGGACTTGCGTAGCTTCACGGTCACCTTCGTATTTGATAATGCTTTCTTCATATTCAGTTTATTCTACTTCTGATTTATACAAATTGTCTATTTCTTCCTTGGGTACATACACATAGTTGCCTATCTGCCGTGACGGGATGGAATATTTGCGGATATGCGCCCATACAGAGCTGTCGTTGATGTGGTAGAGGTTACATATCTCGCCGATGGTATAACAGTCCTTGGGTTCCATACTGTATCTTTTGGGTATAGGCTTCTCTCTTTCTGCAATACTTTCTTTTCTGGTGAGAAACATTGTTTCCAAGGCTGAGCGTTTGATTCGGGTGAGCCGCTTGCCAACGTTGATGGCAGGAATAACACCTGTCTTTATCAGCCGATAGAGTGTAGTACGTTCCACTCCGAACATCGCCACAGCCTCCTTCACCGACACATATTCCCTAATGTCAGGAATGTGTTGTGCCAAACGATTCAACTTCTCGTTCTTCTCCTTTGCGTCCTTCTTTCGTTTCCAAGCCACCTTGCTGCACTTAGGCGAACAATACTGGCTGTCAAGAGTCTTGGCGAGGAACACTTCCCCACAGACTTTGCACTTGCGCTTGATTTCAAATCCTATTGCCGGCATATTATCTACTTTTAAGTATGCATTAGTATGTATAGGTAGGAACAAGTCCCACATCATCTACTTTTTTGTTGTGTTGCAAATGTGCTGCAAATAAGCGGTAAACAAGCGCATAACAAAGGCATAAGAAACAAGACCCCTATAAACGCAAAAAGCGTGCAACTCATTGAGCTGCACGCTTTTGCTTATTGTTTATTATGTGTTTTCTTCTTGGCACTACTTCACCTCCTCGAAGTCGGCATCCTGAATGTCATCATCCTTCTTGGCGTTGCCAGACGCGTTTGCGTTCGACTGCTGGTTTCCGCCGAAGCCCGCGCCGCCGGCAGCACCGGCACCCGGGTTAGCGCCGCCCGTTTGCTGGTACATCTGCGCACTGGCTGACTGCCAAGCTTCATTCAGCCCCTTTATGGCAGCGTCTATCGCAGCGACATCGCCGCTCTTGTGAGCGTCCTTCAAAGTCTGAAGCGCTTTCTCTATCGCTGGTTTCTTGTCGGCGGGAAGCTTGTCGCCCAGTTCCTTCAACTGGTTTTCGGTCTGGAATATCATGCTGTCCGCCTCGTTCAGCTTGTCTATGCGCTCCTTCTGCTTCTTGTCTGCCTCGGCATTCTGCTCCGCCTCGTTCTTCATGCGGTCTATCTCCTCTTTGCTAAGGCCGCTCGAAGCCTCGATGCGTATTTCCTGCTCTTTGCCTGTGGCCTTGTCCTTTGCAGAAACCTTCAAGATGCCGTTGGCGTCAATGTCGAACGAAACCTCTATCTGAGGAACTCCACGGCGTGCAGGAGCTATTCCCGTCAAGTTGAACTGCCCTATGCTCTTGTTCTGGGCCGCCATTGGACGCTCGCCCTGCAACACATGGATTGTTACCTCCGTCTGATTGTCTGCCGCAGTCGAGAAAGTCTGCGTCTTCTTGCACGGAATGGTGGTGTTTGCGTCTATCAGCTTTGTCATCACCCCGCCAAGGGTCTCTATACCAAGAGACAGCGGCGTTACGTCAAGGAGCACGATGTCGCCTACCCCACTCTCCTTGTTGAGGATTGCGCCCTGGATGCTTGCGCCCACGGCAACCACCTCGTCGGGATTGACACCTTTCGAAGGCACTTTGCCAAAGAAGTCCTGAACAGCCTGCTGAACGGCAGGGATACGGCTGGAACCGCCAACGAGAAT